TTTACCGTTTCGAGATCCTCCAAAAAAAGAAATATCATAATTTGTAATTGGATCTTTATCTGATTGATTTGGTTTAGACGCACGTATTGGCTTAGCGGTTAATATGTGTGATGTAAATTCTAGCTGCCCTCCGGAATATCTTTTACCGAAACAATATGGAGTTAATATTGTTGGCAACATTTGATTTGCTATATCTGTTATTAAATCCATAAAAGTATAGGAAGTTAATTCGTTTTTATTTATTCTAAGATAAAACCAATCAAAAAAGTGTCTAAAAGAAATAGGAATATCTGCAATATTAATTATTTCTACATTTTTCTTTGGATCCAACCCTGTTAACTCCATGCTTCTATTCTGTAATTCTAAACCGATTAGATCGTGTAGCACAACAGGTCCGGTTATTAATCTAACTATATCCTTCTCTTTTGGTCTATTTGTATTAATATTTGATATTGCTAAGTCTAATAGATCGCCTAGATAAAAATATGGAATATATATTCTACCTTTTATTTCTTCTTTTACAGCTTCTGTATATACTTTTTCTGGCTCAATACTGTTAATATTTTCTGCGTATGTTCTAAATCCATAAGTTGCATTTGCCTCTATTTTTGCTTTATCTTTCCCGTGTTCCCATTTTGTTAAGGCAAATAGATCTGATTCCTGTCGTGGAGTTATATCTGCATCAAAATCTACTCTAAGCTTTTCAATATCTGTACTTGTAATACTAAAAAATCTAACTGCTCCAGAACTTAGCAACTGATTCATAAAATTAGAATATAGAGATTTATTTGATCTGCCTATTAATCTATCAAGAGATCCTTTCGAGGAAACTAAATCCTGTTTTATTTTTTCAACAGCATCTCTACTTTCTTGACTTTCTTCTGTTTGAGTTTTGCTAAATTCATCTAATTTTTCTGTTGCTTCTTTTACGCTTTTTTCACCACTTGCTACCAATTTTGCTAGCTCGTCGTAGTTTCTTAATATGTTTGAATAAAATTTATCTTTTGACTCTCTTTCTTGAGCAAGACGATATTTTAACTCTAAATCTATTGTTCCATCTTTATTTATTTTAATGTCGTGTCCTATACACCACATATAGAAAACTTTTCTTGTTTTTTTAATTAATGGGTCAAGCGTTCTATCGCCAATTTCATTCCAGCCAACAACAATTTTAACTTTATATGTATCTAATTTACTTAATATTTCTAATTGGCTTGTCGCTCCATCACCGGCTTTTTCTGCTTCTTGTTCTGTAACTGTTTTTACATTGTATATTAGTTGCATAAAACTGTATGGAGTTTTATCCGTAGCCATGCGAATTTTTGTAAATGAATCAAGACTATCAAATTTAAGTGAAAGCGAAGCATCCATCATTCCATCTGAAAGAAATCCGGATGCATCCGTCCATCTAAATTCTTTAAATCCATATCCAAAGTTTCTTCCTGTGTTATTCCCGGTTGTAACGTAGCTTTCAAAGAAAAACTCAATATCTTTCTCCTTTCCATCACTCAGAGTTTCTGTTCGAAAAAGTCTTATATATGGAACTAACTGTGAAGCTTCTGCATTTGTTATATTTATAAGTGGAGAAAGATCATCTGTGTTTATTAATTTATTAATTGAGACAGCAAGTTCATCTTCGTTTGCATTTGGGGCTAAAGCTCTTAAAAAATTGCTAAATTGTATTTCGCTTGGTTTTCTATCTTCAATTTTAAAATTATCTAGATATTTTCTTACTTTTAATATAATACCTTGTTCGCTATATCTTAAAAAATTTGGGCCACCTGGGTCTGTATTTGTCCCTCCTCCGCTACCTTTCATAAAAGCAGGTGTCTGTCCAGAAGGAACGTCTGGATACTTTTTGGAAGGACCAGGTTTTGGGTCACCTATGGCAAAAAGATTTCCATTTTCACTAACAACATCATATGCATTTAAAATATTAGTTTCAAACGAAGTAAGTTTTTTGTAATCAGCAAATCCTAAATTTTCATTCTGTTGAGCATCATATCTAACTTCCCAATGTAAGTGCGGTCCAGAACTTTCTCCCTTATTGCCAGATTTTCCAATTAAAGTTCTTCCTTCAACAACGTCCATTCCTGTTGTTACATTTGTTTCATCAAGATGTCCATAAAGACTATATATACCACCACCATGATTTAATAATATTGCTACTCCAAAACCGCTCATTTCCCCAGAATGCATAACGTGACCATCTGCTGGCGCATATAATTCTGTGCCTATTGGCATGGTGATATCTGTACCGTAATGCGGTCTTCCACCTCTATTTTGCTGAGGGTCGCTACTCTTTTGCGTTGTACCGTTTACTTCCTGTTTCCAGGGAAATCTAAAGCCCATAGCTTATCCTTGTATGATTCTTAAAACAGAATCTAGTGGTTTTGGAATTTCAATTATGTCACCTGGTGATAATTGTGAATCTACAGGTGTTTTATTTATATATGCAATTACCCACCAGAAAGTTGGTGTATTATAATGCTCTTGAGATAATTTCCAATAGGCATCTCCGCTCTTCCAAAGATGTCTTACCATTTCTAGGTTATCAAATTGCTCATCTGTTGGATATGTTAAAACAACGCTTGAGTATTGATTTATAAATTTAACATTTCGTTCTTTAAAGAAATCAACATAAAGATCACTATTGTTTTTAAATTTATCTACTCTGTCATACCTTGCCATTATTTTTTATCCTTTTGGGGAATTCCACTTCTTTCGGTAGTAAATTCTTTATCTTCTGCATTTAATAAATATGGATACTTAGTCATACCATTTTCTGGTTTAAATTCGTGCAAGACTTTAAAATTTAAATTAATAGAGAATGTCTTTGGAACAACTATACCATTAGATACATATGAGCCTTCGCCCAAATCTGGGGCAAATGAACAGCCATCAAGGGTTCCAAGTAAAGGTTTTCCTCCTAAGCCGGTTATAAAATTCATATATTTTATTCTAAAAAGAGGAGCCTTTTTTATTGTTAGTGCATTATTGTTTTTAGGATTATTATATGATGGATAAAGCCACGTTTTAAGAAGACTTACTTTTAACAAATTATCTCTTGCCTCTTCTTCACTATATGAAGGGACATCAAAGGCAATATTGATTGCGCGTTTTGTGCTTTGATATGACATAAGATCATCCATGCGACCAAAGACGGATTCTGCTTGAAATGCTGCCGTATGCGTATCATTAAAACTTTTTATAAGTGGTTTAAAGGCCACCGTGTTTCCGTTTATTGTGCTTGTTATACGAATTACATCATTCCCATTTGCAGCTGCATCTAATATTTTATCGCCATAGTTAAACTTTACTGGATATTGTTGTGCCATTTTATTAATATTTCCTATTAAGCCATTGAGAATTTCATTGGTTCCATGTTTTCAACAGTTGTTGAAATTCCATTGTTTAATCTGTTAGCGATATCTTGTAGTAAGGAAATTGCTCTATCGCTATTAAATACTCCTTGTGATTCGCCGCCTTTAACAATTTTACCCATATCGCCTTTTGCTAGACTATAGGACTGCTGTCCATTTGAAACAACAACACCGGAATCCCTACCTTTTAATCCACCGGGGCCTGATGTTTTAAGTTCTCCGTTTGGACCTATCTCTAAATCATCCGCAGGCTGTGGTGCAGATGCGGATGCTCCAGTAAAATCTCTTGCTAAATTCGTGCCAGAAAGAGCAACGCTGGCTAACTTTAATCCACCTTTGACTGCTGCTCGGCCAGCTCCGCCTGCAAAAAAGGAAGCCCCAGCAGATGCAGCTTCTATTGCTGCACCAGTTTTATCACCTTTTGCATATCTATATATTGCATCACCAGCTGAAACTATGCCTCCAACAACAGGTAACCATTTTGCTCCTTCAAGTGCAAATTTACCAAGCTTACCAGCCCATCCTAGAGCTTTTGCAGCGTCACCAGCTATTTCTGCGCCTCCAGCAATAGTAGATCCCGCCTTTCCTCCTAAGCCTAGCAGCTTCGATATCCATCCACCAAATGAAGAAAATAAAGATTTTAAATTTAAAAATACTGTACCCATAGAGCCAAGAGTACCAGTCAACATAGATCCACTATTTGACACTCCTTTTGCAAACGCATCAGCCGCTGCATGCATTTTTTGTATACCACCCGCAGCATTAATTGCGGCAGATCCCATTGCATCTACGCCGTTTTTACCTTTTTCTCCAGCAGTCATTGCTTCTCTTGCGCGGCCTTCTAGTCCTTCATCTCCCATCGCGCCAGACGCAGAAACCATGCCTGTCATGCGCTTTAAGTCTTCTGGGGAGGCATTCATAAGTTTACGTATATCTGCACCGCCAGCAAGCCCACCAACTGCCTTATTTAAGGCACGTTGCATATTGACGCCCATACTTTCGAGCTTAACGTTATCTTTTAATTGTTTTTGTAAGTATTGTAATTGCTTAATTGGATCTTCACTAAGGGCTATTAGCGTATTTGGATCTAATATATTTTTATTTAATAGCGCATTAATGTTACCTGCGATATCAGCAGCGCCTTCGAATGTAGAGAGCTTGTCGGTCATGTCCATGACCTTTTCTAACTCCATACCAGCATTCTTGGCAAAAGTTTGCATGTCAAGGAATTGCTCGCCCATACGCTTACCAAATATTGTAAAGCGGTCCATTGTTTGCGTAAATTTTGTATTAATTTCGCCAATGGTCATATTGAGACCAAAGCCAGCCTTACCTAACTTTTTCTGAAAATCAGAGGCTTCTTCGGCACTTTTATGCATAACCGAGCCTATTTCAGAAGTATTTTTTGCATATGCTTCTGTTGAATATCCAAGCTTGCTAAAAACAGTTGCAGTACGATTCATGGCTTCGCGTGTAGCATCTGTTGTTAAATTAAATTTATTATATCCGGTATACAATGACGAAAGAATAGTAGCTGCTTCTTGAGCGCTATTATTGATGCCATTATAGCCTGCCTGTAGTCTTGCTACGCCGCTTGCATATTCGCGAGTTGCATTTGTATTTTTAACAACACTTGCTTCTGCTGCATCAAGCGCATGTGCTGTATCTAGATAAAACTGTGGGCTTATAAGCTTGTTTAATGGTATTATGCTATTAAACGCATTAGCTAATCCCTTAGCTGCTTCTTTAAGTTTGCCTAAGCCTTTTTCTTGATATTCAAAAGCTTGCTTATTTGCTTGAGCCTGCTTTAATTTTTCCTCAGTTTCAGTTGTAATTGTTCCAAGAATTTCCGCTTCTTGTTTTGCAATCTTTTTTAAAGTATATAACTCTTCTTCAAGAGCTTCCCTCTCCTGCTTACGCATGGAGGCAATCTTATTAAGAGGCCCAAGTTGTGAATTTGTTAGCTCGTTTGTTAACTTTAACGCGTCTTGTTTTTTCTTAAGCTGATCAAGTTCTTTTTGACGAGCCGCCTCTGCGTCTCTACGCGCCCCTTCCATATCTTTGGCGACTAGCTCTCCTGCTTCGCCTCCAGATGGAGTACCAGATGTTGCACTAGAGCTTGTGGGTGATCCACCTCCTCTTAGTGCGCGTAATATTTCCTGTAAAAGTTCATTATCGCTAGCCATTCAATTAAAACTCCAATAGATATAAATAATTAGTAAATAATAAAAAACCCAATCATATTTGATTGGGCTTCTTACTATTTCATTGCATCTGCTTCTTCTTGCTTTTGCTTCTGGAGGCGTTCTATATACCAGCGACGTAAGCCGATTGGCATATTGTATATCTCTGTAAAACTTAAATTGGCGTGATAGTTAAGTGCAAATATCTCTTCGTATACGCTCTTAGAATATTCAGTTGTTAGGCCAAAAAAAGTTAACAGTAAACGGCACCTCCACAACCGATTCTAATTCACAATCTTTACATTTTAAATTTGTTGTAGAGTTTGCCTTTGGGAAGCAATTTGGATATGTAGTACGTAGATAGTGTGAATCACGTGCTGGCATATTGTTTATCGCTTCATAGATCGCGCCGCCATCTGTTACATCATTGATTGAATAAATAAACATCTTCATTGATTCAATTAAAAGATTTTGTTCTAGATTATGCTTTTTGCGACCTTCTATTACTTTTTCTAAATTCTCCTGATCAAAACTGGATAGTGGTTTGACTGCAACAACCCATCCCGTCTTTGGTAGTTTAATACGGACTAAACCATCGGAGTCAAGTGAGCAGTTTTCACTAAGTTGAGCCTCTTCTATTTGTAATAGGGTTTCAAGATCAACCTCAATTTCGTTACGTGAATAACACTTAGTGCAGAGTACGCTTGCGCCGTATTCTGGTCCATATCCTGAAATACGCGCCCTAACAAGTAATGCATTTTTATCTGTCATAAGCAAGGTCTTTGGATCAATTTGCTTATTTACTAGTAGCGAGGAAAGCATCTTATCAAGGGCGATACCTTTATCAAGGTAGCTCTTGTTTGCCAAAATATCCTCTTCTTTGGCTGTCATGTGTTTAATTTCAACACTTTCGACATTATGTAGCGGATGCGACGGTGGATAGTATTTACCTTTTGATGGTAAATCAACAACATCAATTGGCGCTACAAAACTAAAAATTGAACTTTCAGAACCAGCTGGATTTTGAGTTCCAGCTGGCGTATTACCTAAAAATCTATCTTGATTATTTCTCATAATCTCCTACTTTCTTTATTATGGCTTCCAGTACTTAGAACCAGCTTTACGATCACTGATTTGCGATAAGTTAACACCAGCAGAGTTAGCTGTTTCGAGTGTTGCCCAATCATAGCGTAAAGTTAGCTTTAAGTTAATAAGATTATCGTTTTCATATGATAAACTGCCACCAAAGTCAGCAACAGTAGCAAATGGGTTGTTTAATGTCCAACGTTCAATCCAGCGTCCTTCTGCATCAACTTGTTGAATTTGAATTGCGCCAAGACTTTCGCTGGCGTTTTTCTTTGAAATGGTTGTTACAGTTGTTGGTTGTGTTGGTACGCTGTATCCAGCACGATACATAATTGCTGCAATAAGATTTGCAGAATCTGGCGCTACTGGATCAACTAATGTAAGATCTACCGTGTTCCAAGTGCCTGTGCCTGGGTAGTAAAATGTATATCCGTGATATTTATGCGCGGTGTCTGTTACTGTTAATTGTGGTTTTGTAACGCCTTTAACAATCCATTTTGGAATATTTGCTGACATTAATACCCATCTAAACTCGCGCTTTGGTTCTACCGATCTGTCTGTCCAAAATGCCATTTATTTATCCTCTAATATTTTAGTTCACTATTAACTAGTTTATAGTTATTTTTTAATCTGCGAAAGAAGCACCGCTATTTGTAATCGTAAAGTCAAGTGCGATATATTCAATAGCGCGAGCAGGCTTTAAGAAGATCTTTGCGTATAGAATGTTTCTATCAACTAGTTCTGGCGTGGTTGTTGTTTCGTCAAGAACAACCTTAAATTCTGTTAAACCAAGTCCTGACTTAACTTCTGCAAGGAATGGTTCTACCATGCCGAGGAAGCGTAACCAAGTAACTTCAACGTTTTGGTCAAAAAGTACGGTTGCTGCCATGCGGCTAATTTCTTTCTTAACATAGTTCATTAGTCTGCGGACATTGATACGGTCAAGTGCGCTTGGTGTAGCTTGTAGAGTCTTTTGACCGAAGATAACAATTCCTTCTGCTGGAAAGCTTGCAATTGGGTTAATGTTTGCTTCATAGAGGGCATCGCGTTCTTTTGAATTAAGTTTTTGCGCTACCTGTAGAACTGGTAAACCGCCTGCGTTGTTTTGTGAAAGACCGCCGCGTGTAAAGCCTGCTGGTGCAAACCAAACTTCTGAGAAGCGCTTGGTTGAACCAAAGGTGCCAAGTGCAATAACAGATGGTGGGATCCAAACTTTGTTACCATCGCGATTGTCTGCTGTTAGTACCCATGGGAAATATGAACAACCATATGAGCTATTTGCAACAAGAGTATCTTTAACATAATTAACTGCTTTTGAAACAACTGGTTTTGTCTCTTGAATTGTATCGCTAGAGTCTAAATCAGTAACTGCTGTATAATCTCCATCTAAGTCAAGAATTGCAAGTGAATCGCCACGTGTTTCACAAATACTTAACATTTTATTATGAAGTTTTGTATTCTTTAGACCAGGAACAACAAGTGCATTCATTTCAACAACTTCTGGATCTGCCACTGTATATAATGCTCTTAAGATAGAAGCATATTCATAGCTTGTTTGCTCATCAGCGTCTGAATCAAGCATTCTGTTGTTAAATGGCTCTTTTTGAAGAATATCTAAACCTTCAAACCCACCTTCTAATGGTAATGAAAATTTATTAATTTGTTCTAAGAATGCTGCTAAATTTTCTGATTCTTCGAAATGTTTTGTAAATGAATCTGTTGTTCTTGAATTTGGAACCCAAGCAGCAGCAACAATATTATCACCGCTAAGTGTTCCTTTGATGTCATCTAAAGAGAATATAAATGAGTGCTGTAGATATTCGGTGTTATTATCCATATCAGCTGGTAGGGTTCTTATATATTCTTGAACATCTTTATTGAATTTTTTACTTTCACTTTCAGTTGTTTTTAATCCCCAATAAATTGCTTTTGGATCTCTTAAATAATATTTTGTTTTGTCATTAGATGCAACTGTTGGTAATGTTGGTAGTTTGTATGTAACATCTACAACATTTGCAGACCACGGTCCACCGCCTGGTCGTGCATTTGCAAAATTTGCATATAATATTGAATTTGTATTAACAACAGATGTGTCAGCTTGTGCTATTCCTGCGCTTACAACATCTTTAAATTTCTTTGGACCGTAGAAGCCAAATGGTAATAAATTACCACCACCGCTTGCATCAATTGTTCTATCCATTTCTACACGGATATACTTTGAAAGATTTTCATATTGTCCATATTCTTTATAACGTTTTTCTGCTTCGTCCCATTCAGTATAGATATCACCAATTTTTTTAGCAATATAGTTTGGCGAACTTGGATCTAGATTACATTGATCAAAGCGCTCAAGAACGTTGATTTGATCATCGACATCGTTCATTGCGCGAACTACAACTGAAAACGTACCACTCTTAGTAAATTTGTTTGCTGGTAGTTTGATATCTTGAATGGATATTTTGATATTTTTTTGTGTCCATTCATCTTCAGCCAGTGTATGAATTTTAAATAATTTCTTAACGCCTGTAATGTCATCGCCAGATAATGCAGCTTCAGATAGTGCATCCCATGTTGCTGGTGCTTCTGTATGTTGCGAGATTACCCAACCAGTTGAAGCTTTTTGAGCCTCTTTTTTTACATTACCAGCGTTCTTACCGGTTGTTGTCTGCAAACCAAGGATAACAGCAGCATAGCAACCACTACCATCAAATGCTTCAGCGATTGTATTTTCAAATGTTTGTCCTAGGAAATACATTTCTGTATTACCAACGGTTGTATAATCACTCGTAACCTTAGTTGGATCTGTATTTAAAATATTTCTAATATATTGTTTGCTATTTTTGTTAAAATTTACAATCTTTGTTTTGTCGTATGTGGTAGCTGCTGAATCTTTTGAGAAAAGTAGTTTAAATTTTAAACTACCAGCAGCATCATATTTAACCCAACGAGCACCGGTTTTTGCTGCTTTTGTAATTGGGCTTCCATCTGTTGCTTCTCCAAGTAGACCAACTGTCCCACCTTTTGTATAGATAACAGCGGCTAAATGTGCATCACCAGAAATAACACCAGTTACTGGGTCGCAACTAGCAACAAATAATCCGTACGCACCAGCATTTTGTGAGTAATCTGTTGCATGTGGAGCGCCAACATCCCATCCAGCATTTTCATCTTCAGCGTTTACGCCACCAAGACGAACATATGTTAACGGGCCAGCGTTTGCAAGATAGGCTTCTGCTGCATATGCACCGTATGTTGGGGCAAGCTTGTTACCCTCGCGCCATACATCGCCATTGCTTGCACCTGGAATTGGTGCGCCAAAGAGTTCTTCAAACTCTGCATAGGTATTAACTTTAACCGGACGCATCATTGGTCCCTTTAGGGCGCGACCAATAACAACTGGACCGATATCTTCTGGTTGGCGTGCGACCTGTGATTGGTCGATTTCTTTGATAAATACGCCAGGTGAAACAAACTTAAATTTATTTGAAGCCATTCTTTATATCTCCTAGGGAGTGTAAACTCTTACGTTAAACTTATTATAAATAGTTGATATCTTTTTGAAAGATAGTATTATTTTGGGTTAAACAAGCTTTCGCGTGCTTTAACGCATTTACCAATTATTTCAAATTTATGATCAACCTGTCCAAATAAATTTTTTGAACTGTTTATTGTTACTAATTCATAAAAAGTATCGCCATATAAAAGAAAATCTCCTTCACGAACATAGAGATCTTGATCTTCTGAAAGTCTGCGACGATGAAAGTTAACAGTCATAGACGAACGGCGATCAACACCAAATTCATCTGTTTCTGTACCTTCACCTTCCCACTTAACAAGAGCATTTATCTTGATTGGATTAAGGAAGTTTTTATGAATTGCTTCGCCATATATTGGATGGTAATTTGTTGTTGCGCGATCTATTGGATAATAGAGTAGTGCCTGTCCTACAACCTTTTCTATTATTTCATCATTTACCTGTTTAACAAGATCGCGCTCTTTCCTACCAAGAAACATTGGTCCTGGTGGTGAGTCTTGTTGGGTAACAATATCTTCCGCTTTTGGAATTGCGTTTTTCTTAATGCGTGGCATCTATATTACCCTGTAAAAATGAGGTTTGGCGCATATGTTTGAACTTTTTGGGTGTTATCTGCAATTGCTGCATCACGTTCCATAAGTTTATCATATGTTGTATCTTCAAGGATTTTAATAAGTTCATCCTTTAGATCTTTTTGTTCCATCTTAGCTTCGCTAATAAGTGATGCGCCATTTAGTGTTATGCTATCTCCTGGAATTGGAACCGCACTAAATTTGCTACGAATATAGCCAAGCATCTCTTTACATAGAGATAGAGCAAAACGGCGTATCCACTGCTTACCAATGCTATTTATTGCATTATATGGTATATTTTGAAATGGTAATGTGTTTATATTATTTACACCGTAGGTACCGCCCGCGCTACCGCTTTCTTCTGTCCATGCATCACTTGGCAATACGAATTCAATCCAGAATCTCTGTGGTGCGCTTGTGCTTGGAGTTGGAAATAATCTTAATTTATTATTTTTTAATTGATACGAATAATCTGAAAGACGAGTTTTGATAGCATCTTTATAGTTCATCGCCTGTAATTTATTTTGCCACACTGGGATGATCTCAAAAGTGCTATCATCGGCATATTGGCCATATGTACTTAAATTGCCTACAACATTAAGGCCACCAAAGTAACCATAGAAATTCCAGCTTGCAGCAAGTGTTTTATAGTATACTTTTTTAACAAGTATGCGCTGTCCATTAAATGATGAGCTAAATGGTACATTGCTTCCTGTTGCAAGATCGGTTATAATTTTCTGTAGATCGTAGTCCTGCATGCCTTCTTTAACAGGTACAGATGCGCTATAAACGGTATCTGTGCCATTTAAATTAACCATGCCACTATATCCTTCGGCAACTTTGCGTGCGTAACCTAAACTAAATTTAGGATATGCAAGCTCTGCATGGCTTGTACTACCACTTATTTGACCATTATTATCAAATGAGCTTGTTGTTCCACCAAGCATACGCGATAGGCTACTCTTGCTTTGATATAAATTTGTTAGGTATGAGTATTCAAGACATGCTTCTTCGTATGCTGTATAAACCTGCGATTCAACAAGTTCAATATCAAGAACATCACCGCCTAATTTTTGATAAACATAGGCAACCTCTTCAACTGCACCGCTTTGAAATAGGGCAATTTGATCTTCAGTCCAATACTGCTCATTAACATATACACCAAATGGTAACGAGGAACTATTAACATTTGTTATATTACCTATTGGTGGTAATATAACCTTACTCATTTGTGATACAGGTTGAAAATTAAAATTTGCCATATATTATCCTCTATCAGTTAATTAGTTTTATAGATAATAAAAAACCCCCTGATTTTCATCAGGGGGCTTCTTAGTTAGAACTTAGAAGAATTAGCCTTCTAGATCTTCTACGACTACGAGGCCGTACATATCGCTACGAACCATTGTCTTACCATAACGGGTCATAACGGCTTTACGTGGTGTGAAGTCGTTTGGATCGAAGATGGTTGGTGTGGTTTGTAGTGGGACGTATGGGGCATAAACATAACCGCTTTCGAGGAAGCTTGAACCCTTACGACCAACGAGGATTACGTTACGTGGGAAGTATGGATCAACGATAACGTCGAACTTGCTTGAGAGTGCGCCGACCTTAACTGCACCGGTCGAACCCTTGTCGCTGTCGTGGGTAACGGTAGCGCGGAATCCTGCGGTGAATTCAAGGATGTTTGCAACTTCTGGTGAAACAACGATGAAGTTTGCTGCGCCACGTAGGGTCTTGCGGTGGATGTCAGCTGAAACGTCGTTGATTGTTTCAAGTAGGGTTTCATACCACATTGAAACGTTGCCGAAGAAGTCTGGTGGGGCTACTGTGGCTGAGCCTGGTAGCATTTCGCCGGTTCTGCGGTTAACGAACTTACCTGGACGGCGGCTCCAGTACTTAACGCCACCGGTTGCACCCTTGATAAGGTCGTTTAGGATTTCTTGATCAATTTCAAGACCGATTTGTTCTGATAGAATTGAAGTTAATTCTACTTCGGCATCAAGATTATGATAAGCGTTAAGGTCTTGGCCTAACTCTGGTGTCCAAGCTGCCTTGAGCTTACGGGTACGAGCAGTAATTGAATAGCTGTCAACCTTTAATTGAATTTCTGGAATGGTTGTAGCTGCTTCTAGTGTCCAAGGTTTGTCACCTTTTAGTGCGCCAAGAATGGTGTTACCATATGAATCATTTCCAGCCTGTGAAACCGTATCTTTAACTGGGAAGTTTAATAGAACAGTTGGGGCTACTGAAACTAGTGTTTCGCCTGAGCCATCGCAAGAGGTACTTGGAGTACCTTTGGTTAGGATAACGATTTCAAGATAGCGTTCGCCAGCAACGTTTGTTCCGCTTGCATAACCAGCCTTGCCATTACCTTCAACAACGCGGGTTAAACGACGGACAAGTCCTGCGCCATCGCCGCAGATTTCGGTATAGATTGAGTCTTGTGAACCAGTATATAGTGTTGAAGATGGATCATAACCATCTGAAACTGCACCCTTTGCAAGAGCAAGCGAGGTTAGATCTTGTTCTGCAACAAGTGACCAGGCTGGTGCTTGTGATAGAAGTGAAGTTGAACCGCTAACTAATGCACGGAAAACAAGAATTTTCTTATTATCATCGTTTTCGCCAAGTAGATCTGGATCATAACGGAAGAAGCTTGCCTTTTCTGCTGCACCGTCTGGTGAGGCTGAAATTGCGTCGGTAACAAGCTTAAATAAAGCACCGCTTACGTGGGTTGTAAGACGTGCAGTACCATAACCGCTGGTTAGTGCGCCGAAGCCCTTTTCAACGTTTGCGAATCCATCAGCATCAAGACCATCAAGGCGAACACCTTTACGGATTTCTTCACCTACGCGGTCGCCATAGAGTGATTGGCTCTTTGACATAACGGTGTCTTTTGCAAGACCAACATCGGTGCCGTGCTTGAAGTCCATGAAGAATACAAGACCTGATGGTAGGCTCATTGGTTGGACTGAGACGAGATCGTTGGCGATAAGGCCAGCGAAAACGCGGCGAACGATTGGGAATGCAACAGATGCGAAACCTTGAACGTCGCCAGCTGACATGGTGTTAGCTTCTTTTAGTAGTTCTTTTGCTTGGTTCTCAAGTAGAACTGCCATTGTGGTACGTTGGTGATCATCGTTGATACCTTCGAGAAGACCACTGTTTTCCCACTTGCTGATGATTGCAGCGTTTTCACGCTTCTTGTCGTAATTGACTGTACCTTCGGTAAGTCTTTCTAAAATATTTGCCATTTTTTTCTCCGAATTATGAGGGTTTTATTTTTTAATCCCTGCTAAAAGTTTCATGCGATCTGTCATTGGATCGCGGGTTTGTTGTACTGCGCGTGGTAGGAATGGGCTTGGTCCTTTGTTAAGTGCCTCGGTTAGCGATTGTGGAGCTTTATTGCGTTCAACGCCTGCTCCCGCTGTCCTTTGAGTTGTCTCGTAAATAACCTTTGCTTCCTCTACGCTTCTTGCCTTGGAAACTGCTTCGGCAATTTGGGATTTTTGCCGCTCATTCAAGGAGACGTTTCCTAAAACTTTATTTGTATAAAGTAATCTTGCGTTAACAAGATTTGTTTCACTTACTTTGCCTGTTAAATATTCTACACCTTCGCGTAGTTGAGTATTTAACTCAACAGATTTATTTAGTTTCTCGCGAGTCGAAGCGACAATCTTTTTTGCTTCTTGTAATGCTTTTACTACTTTTGCATGTTGCTTTTTTAATTCTTCAAGCTTAAATGAAGTTTGAACAAGTTCTGTTGCTAATTCTTCTTCAACACTTTCTTCTTCTAATTCATGTTCTTCGCGCTCTTCTTCTTCGGTTTCACCCATTTCATGAGCAAGGTGAGCGGCATGAACTTGTGCAGCGATTGCATCATGAACCGCATGTTGCTTTTCCATTTCACTGTCTTCTGTCCCTTGCGTACCAACACCGCCTGGTTTAACATTTACCATATCAACATGCATTTTTTCAGCTAATGGCGCAGTTCGCTTATGTTGCATCATATCTTGTGCTTGGGCGTTTATTCCTCTAGCAAGATTAGATTTTGCGCGATCTAAATCTTCTGCTCCTGTTTCTTCAAGCTGTTCTTCTTCCATATAGCCAGCGCCATCATTCGCGAATGTCATTGCACCTTCTTCTTCGCGATCAACAAGATGGAACTTCATTTCTTCTTGAAGTTGTTCTGCTTTTAGGACAAGGCTATCAAGGTTGATTTCGATTTGTTCGCTGCTTTCGCCAAGATAGGAAGCTGGTACGCGATTCATAACGCGTTGAACAGATGGTTTAGCTTGTGAGGTGTTTGTCATGCCACCAACAGGTGATGCACCGGCTGGTGCAGCGCCCACATCTCCACCACCAAGACCGCCGCCTCCCATATCCGCTCCACCGGCAGCGTCGGCACCGCCCATAAGTGCAGCTAGGTCGTCGCCACCTTCGTCGGCTTCAAGAAGCATATCCATGTTTTGTTTAATTTCTTCTGCATATTGCTCAAGAATTGCAGCTTCTGCATTTTTCATCGCTGTCTCTTTGAGCATCTTTGCATCAATTATTGCTTGTTCTAGTAGTGAAGACATCTAAAATCCTCTTGTAATTTGTAATAAATAGTGTAGCGAAAGTGAAAAGTATAAATTTATTGAGTATTATATACTAAATTGGGTTTAAAATTAAATAACCAACTGTATCGGTATCGTTACTTAAATTTGATATTATTGTAAAACTTCCAGACGATTTTGCTGATATAGAAATTGCAGCATTATTTTTAGTTGCAGTTTGTTTTGTTATAATAATAATACTATTTGCTGTAACTAAAGAATTCGCGACTGTTGCGCTTGAGTTTGGACCACCAGATAAGTTAACTGTTCCTGCCGGTCTATTGCTTCCTGTTAATACTTGAAGATTAGCACCAAGCGCTTGCGAGCCGCTTACAAATGTATTGCATATTACTACTGATGCTGATATCTGTGATAGCCCGTTTAATTCTGTTACATTTTGTCCAAGGATTACTGGCGTTGTGCCAATTAATGAACCAGTGTATGGCAATGAAACAACACCGCTGCCTGTATTATATGATACATATTGACTACCGGTTATTTGTTTTCTAACATCAGCTGAGAAATTGCCAATAGACGATGCTGTTACGTAGCTTGCTGTTTGTGCAATTTGAACGTAAGAAGCAGTATTTGCTATGCTTGCATTTGTTGAATAACTTGCTGTTTGTGCCAAGCTTGTATTTGCTGAATAACTTGACGTTACAGCGCTTAGTGCATACGAAGCGGTTATATTACTGCCAGAAATATATCCTGTAACATTTAAATTGCCGCTAATTGCATATGTTCCAGATAGTGTCTTTGTATTTGTCCAGCGACTTAGAGTTCCGCTACTATACGATAATAAATCTCCGCCCTCTACGCCGTTAATTCTTACATTATGTAGTTCATCTATTTCATAGCCATTATCGACTTTGATAAAAACAGCTCCGTTTGATGAATTACCTACTCGTATAACCTGTCCAATTCTAACTGAATGATAATTATCTGATAGCGCTGGTGGGTTATTTGTAAAATTTCCGCTTGATGAAAGGAATAGTAAATCACCATTATTATAATTTGATGTATTTACGCCAAGTAGAACACCTTCTAATATAACATAACCAACTGCACCAACTGCTATATCGGCAACAACCATACCAATAGTATGTGCGCTTTGAGCTTCGTCAGTCCAACTAGCGGTTGTTGCAAACGCGATTAATGAATTATTATTTGCATTATTAAATCTTACAAGTTTGCCTTTTGTTAAAACGGCACCAAGATCATTGTGGATCTTTAATATTGTTTGTTGGCCTACTTTTAAGCTAACACCAGCAACGTCTGTATCGTATTCAATATCGCCAGTGGCTGTTTCGTAATGGAGTCTACCGGTTTGAAAAGCTGGGGATGCAGACGAAATATTTAAATCTACATAATTTGTAAGTAATTGGCTTATATTTGCCGTTGAACTGCTTACTGACGATCCAGAAAACTGGCCATAAAAAGATCCTGTAAATGAACCAGTGTTATAACTTGATGAAAAATCATTAAAGGAACTGGTAGTTAAAAACTGTGATGCATGAAGGCCGTCTAATAAATTAGAATTGTTGGAATAACTAGCAGTGCCTGTTAAATTTCCGCTAAATGATGATGTTACGCTTGTTAAGCTAATATTATCTTTTAATGTTATTTCGCTACCGCTAAGTCCGTTCCCTTGAATATTACCAGAGGAACTAACTTCTGAATGATAGTGAATATTTACAGATGCACTTATAACCTGGTCTTCAATAGAGGCGGGTATCCAGCCGTTTCCGTCTGGATTTGAAATAATCATCGATGCAGTATTGGGAAGTGGATCTACCCAAGGTATCGATCTGTCGCGAAACCCGTCTCCGAATCCCATATTAACCTACTCCTGCTGAACCAGACCAGTTTGTTGGAAGATTACTTTCTGTAATTCCAGTAAGACCGGCAACAATAGATGCGCTTACCTGCGTACCATTTGTACTAGATAGATAAATATCTGTTACTCGGATATCCGCTGCGAAAGATTCACCTTTTGCTAATTGAAAATAGTTTGTACCTTTTACGCCATTTGCACTAAAACCAACACGTAGCGTACCGCTGCTATCAATGTTTTTAACAATAACAAATTTTGAAACATTGCCAAAGCTAATTTCGGTTGGTGCAGAACTGGTTGAGGCCGCAAGTGAGCTTGTAACAAATGGTATGCCACTTACTTGATACGCAGCAACGCTTCCAAGCCCTGCGCGGTATTGAAATCCATCAGACATATTTAGTACCTCTTATTACTTGCTCTTTGGTGAGCGTTCATCAAATTTAGGATCGTTCTTTGCTTTATCTTCACGAATGGCACGATCTTTGTTCTTCTTGCGTTGAATCTTATCTAGGCGGCGCGGAGTTTCAAAACGACGAACCATTGAACTTTTGTCAAATACATTAGCTTGAATGTTTTCTTTTTTGCAAGCTTTTAGAAACTTACGAATAAGGACTTCGTTCATATCTAAAGATGGTCTTACGTCGTGCGGTAATGCTACTGTGATGTGTGCTGGTGACTTGACTGACATTTATTTGCCTTTCGGGTTAAGATGCGCTTTCCATGAAGCTGCATTTGCTGATATGAGCGACGATACATCTACGCCGGGATCGCTTTCGTCTAAGATTGGAGACATTGGTAATCCAGAAGATTGCGCTTCTGTTAGCGGCGTTGTTCCTGCAAATGGATCAAATCTTTTGTTTGTATATCCAGATTTGCCAATTTGTTCTAACATTTTCTTTTTAAACTCAGCCACTTTCTCTGGTAGCTGTTCACTGCGTGGTTGAGGTTTTGGTTGTGGAGTGGCCTTTTTTGTTTCTACAATTGTTTGTCTTGATTCTGTAACAAGCGTTTCTGCGCCTATTTCCATAAGCACTTCACGTATGCATTCTTTTACTATTGGCTTAATTGCCTTTTTAAAAGCTACCTTATCCATTTTTACCGCCATTCACTTTAGATAATAACTCATTTAGCTTACTAAATTTAGTCTGAATTAACTGACGATTGCGATTTTCTTTCATCATGTACGCACCAGGAGTGCTTGGCTCGCTAACCATATCAAAACAGATAAGTTGAAAATCATCATCAACAATTGTTACGCCGCCAACATCATGCGTAGAACCTAAGCCGCGACTGCTGATGCCTAGTTTAATGTTACTTTCAACAAGCGATTTTAGAATAAGCCCGCTTGGTGTTGGTAAAACACGTAATTTTGCCATAACAGCATCGCCTTCCCACCAAACCTTTGTAACAAGATGGGAAACGTTTTTAAGATTGATAACAGAGCTTTCTGGATGATCCAGTTCGCCAAGTGCGCGATTTTGTTCAACAAGAGATTGATATTTTTCAATTTCTCTACGAAGAATGCGCTCTGAATATTTACGTCCATTTCCATTTTTTGTATCAGCTTGCTGAATCTTACCAGAAAGAATAATTTGGCCTGATTCGACCATCTTTTTTTCTGCTTCAGTAAGAACATCTTTGCACATATTTCCTGGGCAAAGTTCAAAAAATTCTGTTAATAATTGTGCCATTTTTTAAATACCATTAAAATTTATAGCGGGCGTAACCCGCCTGATACAGCAACCGCTAGTACAACGACGAACTGGTTGCAACATATAGCGACGAACATAAACTACTTCTGTTTGTTTACGCATTCTTGCCTCTTCCAGAATAATCCATTATTTGCTGTTTTAGATCTTCATCGTTTTGGACGTTCATTGGAACTTGGCCATGCCATTCGATACGACCATCAATAATGTGAAAACCATGTTGTCCAACTGGTGCAACATATCCACTTGATAAGTCTTCGCTATCTGGATCAAAGCGGAGTTGATATACATTTTTACCTTGTGTAACATATATCTCTCCACCTTTTATATGAGTCTGAACATCTCCTGGTTCAATATATTCACTGGTTGTCATAGGCTCCTTATTGTTGTTATTTGGAGCTTCGCCTTCTTTGTAATTACGAATATATTGTCCCTTACCAAGAGTTGGATTAAACATCTTGGAACCACCAAGGTTTGGGTTTGGATAGATTGTTTCTTTGATTAGACGCTTAAGTGTATCGTGATTTAGCTTTTTCATGTTATTATAAATAGTGATATATATTTATTTGCTTTTAAAATTTACTGCTATACCATCTTCTGTAAATAATTTACTTAATATATAAGAAGTACCGGCACTTATAAATCCTGCAGAGAACAATCCAAAATCTACATCAAATAGAAACCAATTAAACATACCTACCCAAAATCCGGTACACATAGTGCATTTAATAATATATGATAATAATTCACTATTAAAAGATTCTAATTTTTTTCTTGCTGATTCTAAAATTTTGCTATAGACAACAATCATTGTCAAACCATAGCAAGAAAGTATAAAAGATAATAATGCTAGCATAATGTCTCTTAATAGTTGTAGCGATAGATGCCGCGTGTTGGGAAACCCCACTTTGGAATACTTCCCTTGGTCTTTTCTTGTGGTATTTCGCCAAGTTCTGTACTCTCTTCGCGATCTGGGTGTAACAATTCTTTTTCAAGATCATCAATGTATTGTTGGCGAATGCTATTTTCTTCTTTATTTTTCTGTATAAACATTGAAATATTATACACAACAACATCAATTGGTTCTTCGTCGTTTAGCTTTTCAATGTTGTATTTTGCCTCAAGAGAACCATAAATATTACTAGCAATTATGCTATCTGGTGTAACAACGCCATTTTTCATTAGATAGTCAAAAATTTTATCTTGCTCAACATATACTTCATCGCTGTATTCACCTTTTGGAATACATACAATTTTACCTTTTTCTGGTATTACAACTATGTCTACAAGTTTATGATCTTTAACGTATAGGTTTCCATCAAGCGTTTTTGATATTTCAAGTTTTGCTTTTTTAACATTTGGTTCTTTAACAACAAATTTTACATTATCTAAATCATTTGTAAGCTTTAGCGTTGGCATTACTCAGACACCTCCCCTACAAATTCTTGTAGATACATAATTTTTTCAACTAATCCTTCATCGACTCTATCAATTTTTAAGTTATCTAGATATGAAATTGTTTGCTTTACATTTGCAGCAAGTGTTTCATTTTCTTTTAGGAAACTACTTGTAGAGAGATCTTTTAGTTTTGCTTTAATTCTATGAACTTCTTCATTTAAGAATACTTTTAATTCTATACTCTCTGGGCTGTGTGAAACAAACTTTGAAAGAAGCTGCTTTTGTTCTTTTAATAACTTGCCTTCATAACTTTCATTAAATCTTTCAATGAATCGCTTTAATACAAGTGAGTCTGTACGCTCAAGAACCATCTTTTTTTCTGGTTGCTTGCTTGATACTACTTCAATTAATTCTTGCTCTAACAAGATACGCTTGCGTGGTTCTGTTGAACGATTAAATATTTGTGATATTGTTGCAAGAGTTTTGTAGTTTGGAACAAAGTTATCATATGCTTCTGCTCCAACAAGACGGTTTATTTTTGAAATAAGTTTGCTTTGTTCTTCAAAGATTGCTTTTTGATCAAGTTTTGAATGCTCGGCCTTAACTGTATTGATTAGCTTTTCTGCTACTTCTTTTGGATATTCTTTTGTTTCATAAACTTGCTTATATAATGATAATTCTTGATCAAGAATACTACGCTTCTTGAAATGTTCTTTTATTATAGAAGAAACAAGTTTTTGATGTTCTTTATTGCTGTAGACAACTGATTTTGCTAGTTCCTTGATAAGTGTTTCGTAAAGAAAAGCGGTATTTCTTTTCTTATTATGTTTAAGCTTTGCCTTTATTTCCATTGCGCTTCTCCAAACCTATTAAGAGGTTTTGAATATCAGTGTTCATTTCAAGTACTTGACGTTCGTTTTCGTCTTTATAAATAGTTTGTTTATTTTCATATAGATCAACCATATCATGATTTAAGGTTCTATATGTGTTTCCGAGACCAGCTTCTGGTGCAGCATCACTTAACCAACCTTTTAATTCACTATTATGGCTACGTCCATCACCTATGCCACGTTCATGAACCGATGTATATCCATTGTCTCTACGGCGTGCTGGTGGTGCTTCACCGCCAGGTAATGTTGGCTCTGTAACTTCTGTGCTTTCCGGTTCTTCTGGTGTTGCTCCACCGCCTCCACCAAGATCCGGCATTCCACCGCCACCTTCACCTCCAGTAGGAGGCGCTGCACCGGCTGCAAGTGCTTCAAGCGACATTTCATATTGTTTATCATAATAAATTTCACGTTGAATACGCTTAAATTCATGTTCCGAAAGAGCAAATACATTCTCAGCAATCCAGCGCTTAGAGAAGAAACCCTCTTTTGCCTGAGCTGCTACTTCAAATTTTGTTTTCCAGTGTTCTAATTCTTGGAGTTCGCTAATTTTTGATGGATTATTTAACGATAATGTAAAGTTTAATAGATCTTCATTACGATATCCAAGTGTATAAAGATGGATAATTCCAATCTTTTCGAGTTCTGCCACTACAACTTTCTGTAGTCTTTGGATTGTGCGGGCAAAGCGAATATCTTTTTGTGCTAATGTTGCCTTATCTTCGCCAGCGTCTTCATCCCGTGAAAGATAACTTTGTGGAACCTTGAGCGCGGCAAATAGTTTGTCTCGTAAATATTTAACGTCATCAATGTCGCCAACAAAGTTACCGCCAGCTAGTGTTTCAATTTTTGTATTACTATTTCCGCGTGTTGGTACGAAATAGTCTTCATCGATACTCATTGGATTATAACGTAAATCGACTCGACCGTTATTTGGATCAACAATCATATTGCGCTTCATCTGATCCTTGATGCGTAACATGAACTGCTCAACATCTTCTGGTGGGATATTTCCAATATCAATGTAGAATACGCGACGATCTGGTGCGCGAACAATACGATACGCCATCATTGCGTCTTCAAGCAGCGTTAGCTGACGCCAAATACGGCGTGCTGGCTCTAGTACGCTTGTGCCATACGGTGCATATTTGTCTTGTCCAAGGATGCGAAAATGGGCCATTTGCCAATTTTCAAATGTTAATCCACCACTGTTCCATTGGAATTGCGTATAGTTTGGATTTGTTTTATCTTCACCTTCAAGACGTTCAATTTCTGGTGAAGGTAAGCCAATAACACTCTTTACGCCAACCTCTTCATCGATATCAAGATAAAGAAACATATCACCATATTTAACCATTGTTCTACACCAGCCGAATAGGTTAAATTCAATGTTTAATACGTCATAATATAATGTTTCAAGTATGCCACGAATTTCTTGGTTCTTTGATTTAATGTTAAGCATCTTGCGAAGAATGCTATATGTTGTCATTTCATCTGCATAAATATCTAATGCGCTGGCGATGTCTGGTTGAAACTCCATTTGATCAAAGTCGGAGTAGCGTTCAGCGCGAGTTTGATTTGCCATAAGATTTGACTGTAACGCATCAAATGGATTATAGCTTGTTTTTTGAAACTGCTTACCGCTAGCAGATTTAAAGTTAAATTTATTTAAATGCCTGCGTTTGTACTTAATTTCTGCCTGTTGTTTGTAGTTAACAAGTGGTCCCGAAAATAGTTTCGTTAATGACTTGAATAACTGCGACTCATTATTTTTAATATTTCGTCTCTGGTCTGCCATGTTTATCCTTTAAACAGCCACGCATATTCTAGATACGTGCGTTTTGTGTTGCTTATATTGATACTTTTATACTCTTCCATACCAGGTATAGATGTATTCAATGTTACATTACTTTTTCCTAAAGATAGAAGCATTGCTCGACTTAAGTCTACATCTTTTTGATTGACTATTAAAGCCATTTCTCTTACCCACGAAGCAATTGCAAGGCTCATAACAAGATCGTCGTTGTAGCCCTTCTGCGCCTCTGGTCTACCGTTAACCCAAATAAATTTTTCTAATTCTCTTACTGTGCGTAATGAATTAAGCTTGATGACTTTATTACGTAAATATTCATCAAGCTTGTTAACAATAAGTGGTCGAGTTTTTACTGATGTAATAAATCCTGGAACAGCTGTGCTATCTCCAATTGCAGCATTTTGATCTACATATTCATGCGTACTTTTATGGGAATAATACATATTTCGATATCCCATATCAATTACTTTTTGTGCAACAGTATACCCAATATTATTTGTTTCAATAACCATAAGGGCATTACCATATTCCTTGCCTGTATCAAATAACAATCTACAGAAGTTTT